GCGGGCGATAAAAAAAGAAAACGCTTTTATAAACAATTCGCTAGACGAAGAGGGCCTGTAACATGCCAAAATCACTCGATACCGGCGTTTCATCCCGCGTCCCTGTCAAACTACCCTCAACGAAAAAAACAATCAGCCAACCGCCGGACTGGTGGGACGCGTTTCAATCCGAGGCTGATAAATGCGAACTGAGCTTGTCGGCCTGGATTGGGTTTTGTTGCCGAAACAGGCTGCCCGCCGCAAAAATCGCTAAGCTGTCGGCACGTCCGCTGGCATCGCGACCGAGGAAAAATGGTTAGCCGACAACCCTAGCCCACGCCTCAACATGCCTGTCTAGCTGATACTCGGCAGGCAATTGTGGCCTGTCTGCTTTATTAGCCGCTGTAACGATCGCAGCGGCCCATTCTTGCGGTTCTGCGTCGTGATCGACGATTGTTGCAAGCCATGGTTCAGTCGCGATTCCGGCAGGGCTGGACACGACAGGCACGCCCGCTGCGATTGCCTCCGCAACTGACAATCCAAAGCCGTCAAATTTGGACGTGGAAAGGAAACAGCTAGCCCGTGTCAACAGGTCTCCGGGATGGACGGGGGGCGAGATTGTAACGCGCTCGCTACCCGTGAGTGCCATTCCGCTGCCTGCCAAGACCATATGCCAATCATCGGGCAAGTGTTTGGCTATCTCGATTGCCAATTCTGGCCGCTTGTCCTTAGCAAATCTGTGAAGCCATACGCATAGTTTCTTGTGTGGCAAGTCGATTGCATTTCTTGCCACGATTCGCGCAGGGTCGACCGCGTTGGGTATGTAGTGTACTGGCTTATCTGTGATGTTGCGAATGTGGTTGGCTGTGGCCTCGGAGACACATACAATCTCGTCACCGACTAGACACGCCTGTATCTGCCCATCTTCGAGCGCTACGCCATGATGGACCATAATCAGCTTCCCGATAAATCCGTACTCCCTTGGATTGACCAGCCATGAAACAACAGTATCCGATTCACTGCACAACGAGCGTATCGCATCGCGCCCATAATACGACGGAACGCCTAGTACATTCGTGTCGCCGAAAATGGTATTTTGCACCGCGAATCCGATTACGTTTTTGAGTCGTGGAATCAACGTAGCGTGAAACGTTTCTGTGCCTCCAATTCGGATATAGTCGACGGCAAGAAACCCGACACGATGACCGCTTGCGTCTTTCCACGAAAATGGTGAAGCCCATCGTTTGCTTGCATCGTCTAGCGTCATCTCGTCCCGCTCCAAATCGACGTTGACCGCGTTGTGAAGATCGACTGTTAGCGCAAACCACTTGGCCTGACTGACGTGACCGGAATCTAGGATCTCGCTAATTTCGGGCTGGAAACGCTCGAGGATTGGCTTGAATTTAATGTCGCAACCGCAACCAAAGTTAGGTATCCTCGCAAGCCAATTATCGAACCATTCGCGAGTAGGCTTGCGTTGCAAATGCAGTTCTGCCCAATGTTCCGCACCGCTTGGTATCCTAACCAATCCCTGTTGAAAGATCGGCGAAGTAGCATCCATCGGCGAACGTCCAGACGGATGACCACCGAGAAACCGAACGCCCTCTTTTATGGGTTTATTCATCGCAAATCGTGACATTGAATGTTGCTGGCCATGCAATAAATTTTCGCTTTTGACTCATTGACCCATAATAAGTAACGCAATCAGCATCTGTCGTTTCGCCTGCTGGATAGTTCTCTGTCGGAAGGCCTGTTATCTCCGGCTCTGAAGTTTCCCGATAAACCGCTATAGGCCCGCATGAATCAGTGCATTCAAATGGCTCAGAAAAGTATTCGACCTCTTGATAGTACTCGGTGTTTTCTTGGGAAGTGCAATATTGAAACAAGCAGCCATTGAGACAGTAGTGGCTAATCGAATCGTTGTAGCAAACTGTGCCCGTGTTGACGGTCACGTTGTAGCTAAAAGTGGTCCACGCAGACGCTACGCAGCTTACGCCTGTAACCGTAACGGATGTCGTACCGTACTCTGGCACACCTGGACAATCAACAGGCAACGATGGATTCCACGGAAATGGGGGAATGCTAGAACAATCGGTTGCCACCTCGCCAAACGGGTCTATTGGCTCGTCGAGTGTGATCGCAGCATAGCCAATCCATGATCCAAGAGTGCAAGTTGGCTTTACGTGCGGAGACGGAACGCAAACCGTGCCTGTCGGTGCGCTAAATTCAAATGTGGTAACGCAAGTTTGATCGGAACATGCCGGACACGTTACTATCGCGTGAACTGCTTGGGTGCAACATGACGCCGAATATCGAATCGCTTGCGAGCTAACAATAAGCACTTTCATGCGCAAAGCGGTATCCCCTGACACGATTGGATAAACTCGAATGTCAACCGAGTACCGACGCTTGCCCCATCGCTGTATTTTGTGTTTGTAGTGGCCGCTAGTCACCGCGTAGCTGTACGATGGACGCCCTCTCTTAATCTCGGTTACCTGTCCGTTTCCAGTGTCAAAATCGTATTCGCTAAAATCTTCTGTTCGATCACAAATCGTATTTACACTGCCAAGGAAACAATCGGTAGCTGTTGGGATTGTGTAACCTGGTTCTATCTCAATAGTTATATCGCCGAGCTTTTCAGACGCATCAGCCCAACAAATAAACCCGCCGTACTCGCATGGGAAAGAAGTACCTTTGTTTATGCGGACTGTCTTCGTGATGCCGTTGAGAGTAAACACCGCATCGTAATAGCTTGGAGTGTAAAAATCGTCGCACTCTGGAGGGCAAGGATCAGTGTCGCAGCAAGGCTTTCCAGGCGAATTCTTACGGCATCCCATTAAATGCAGTCCTCCCAGTTAGCTAGCAGCACATCGCCAAATCTGAGCAGCATCAAATAGCGGTTCGTGCCAACAACCGATGATGCCAAATTAAAAAAGTCGATTGCTGCTGTATCTGTGGTTGCCGTCAAAACTCTATCCGCTCCACTGACGGCAAGGAATCGCATTGTCGCCGTACCCTTGCCAAGCGTTGTCCCGCTGCGAGCTGTTGCGCCTGCGATCGTGTAGGCAAGGACTAGCCGCGTTGAATCGTCTGTCTCCGTTTGGTAGTTTGGCTGCGGTGTCTTGCCAATGAGCCGCAATAGTGCGTCAGTGTCGCCGCTACCGAATCCAAAGACTTCTTCGGCCATTAGCTGGTCCTTATAAACTCGTTAAATTCAAGCTGTGTCTTTGGCCTAAAGGTAAGTATAGATGGATCGGTAAATACCTGCACACCTGAGCCGTTTAGGTTGCCAACAATTTTGTACACTCGCTCTTCATCCATGCAAGATATTTGCTTGCTTGCAACAACTTGAACCGGCCCGACGTCAAGCCGGTCTTGGTCCCACTTGTCGGGATCGTAGGCAACTCTGTATTCGATACGCCATGCATCGAACCCCATAAAGAAACCTTTTTCGGCTCTCGTCACATTTAGTTTTAGCGTTCGCTCTTCAAAGGTTTCACCGCCTGAATTCATTGCTGTTTTGTTGATCGTCCCGTTACGTTGCATAATCGCCTTGAGTCCCTGCCCTGGGTTCTCAAATTGCGTGAACGAAAAACAGCAAATTGTTTCTGTGTCCGTAATCGGATCGGCAAATGGAGTACCCGCAGAATTAACACACTTTTTAGGCGTTGGCGATTTGTCCATCTTTAGGACCTTATCGCGAGTCTCAAACGAATCGACAATAAACACCGGAAGCCACGTAGTCGGATCGGCACTATCTGGATCGTCTGGCGGTTGCTTTTGTTGCTCTGCCCCTGTGTCAAATGTGCAGACTACATCCCAGTAGATCGGATTGTCCTTGCGCCTCGTGCAATCCTTGCCTGTGCAAGTCGCTTGAATCAATCCATACACTACGCCGACAATCGGAAGCCCTGGCGTGTTAAGCAAGACCTCTTCTCGGGTTGTGTTTTTGTCATCGGTCACAACCAAGAAATTGAAGGTCGATGTGTACGTGAGCGTGGTTCCGCTGCCCCGTTTGATCGATGCTTGACCTTCCCGCATTTCGCCGACAATCTGCGAACCCATTACGGCCTCTTCTTGTTTAGCAGTGGTTGATTTTGAAGTGCAGTTAGTTGCTGCTTAGCAATGTCAAGCTGATCAAGGCTTGTTTTGTTTTGCTCTTGTGCGGCTTCAAAAAGTTTGTCTTTCTGGCCTAGCATAAATTTGTAAGCTTCGACCGAGCCGGCTTTGAGTGCAGGTGCTATTGTTTGCGAAATGCCCAACGCGTTCGACTTGTCCGCTGCGTTTGCTTGGCCTATTAGCTTCTGACCGGCTTTGTCGATGCCTTGTTTTGCTAGATCCTCACCGATCGCTCCCTGTGCCCTTAGCTCTTCGATTCTGGCTAGTTCTGCCTCGTACTCTTGCAACGGGTCCAACGTCGCTTTGGCTAGTGCTTCGGCGTCCTTGATTCGCTTGTTGTGCGCGTCTTCAAACTTCTTACTAAGGTCGTCTATTTCCTTTTTCTTGTCCGCGGCTGCTTTCTTGTCCGCTTTGTCCGCTGCGTCTTGGAAATCTTTTTTAAGGTCCGCCGCTACCTTTTCTTTGGCTGCTATTGCTTCAAGTTCTTTGCGTTCTGCTTCTAGCCTTTTGGCCATGTTTGCGGCGATGCGTTCTTTTTCTTCCTTCGTGTTTACGTGCTTAAATTCTGATTCAAGTTTTTGCTGCGTCTGTCTTAACCGAATATCGGACATGAGTTTATCTCTTTCGAGCCCTACTCCGTCACTTCCAAAATTGCTAGCCAGATCGCTACCAACAGCCATTAACGCCCTTGTACCATCGCTCAAAAATTCCGCTAATCCGCCTGCTGCACTTTGACCGCCCCTTTCGCCTTTTTGACTCAATAAGTCCATAAGGTCTTTGGCTGCTGGAATCAAGTTAGTTCCAATCTCGGTTGCCAATAGCTCAACATCCGATTTCATTTTTGCAAATTGACCCGCTGCCGAATTCTTTAGACGTTCGTTCATGTCAAAGAATCGACCGCCCTCGGATGTTGCAGAGGCTAACGCATCCTCGACCATCTTTGAGCTGATAGCCCCCGCTTCCATTGCCTTTTTAAGTTCAATCATCGATTGCCCGGTTGTGCGGCTGATTTCTTGCAACGGATTAAAACCGGCGTTGACCATCTGCAATACTTCTTGACCCATCAATCTACCGGCTGCCGTTACTTGACCAAACGCAAGCGTTAGCGATTGAAACTTGTCGGCATTTCCGATTGAAATTTCGCTAAGCTGTCGAAGCTTTGGAAGCGTTCCTTCCGCTGCGAATCCGTATCCGATAAGCGTTTGCGATGCCCTAGAAAAGTCCGAACGCGATAGGGGTGAACTACGATCTAAGTCGATGAAGCCCTCGTAAAGCATGGAGGCCTTTGCAACTGATCCCGTTAACACCTCAAGAGATATTTTGTTGCTCTCGGCTGTTGCTGCTAGGCTTAGACTTTTCTTGACGCCTGCGAACGCTGCCGCCATGCCTGCGTATTGGGCTAACGTGCTTTTTAAGTCGCCTGCAATGTTGCCTGCCATTGGCGTTTGCATCGGCTTGGCTTGCATCTGACCGAGCAAACGATTGTAGGTTTGCAAGTCAATGATACCTTGCTTTAGATACGCATCATATTGCTTGATGCTTGTCGCCATTCGCTCGTCTGCTGTAGCAACCTGCTTGCGAAGGGCTATTCCGATTTGTAGCTCTGCATCAATTTGCTTTTGACGTGCTAGCTGGTCTCTTTGCGATTGGGCTAAATCCGCCGCCGCTTTATTTGCTGCCCTGATTGCCTCTGTTTCGATTCCGTACTTTTTTGCAAGCGATGCTTCGATTTGGGCCAACCTGTCGGCAGTAAACGCTCCGGTTGTTCGGCTCTTGTCAAGGATCGTCATTGCCGCTGTGTAGCGGTCAACCTCGGAAACAGAGCCTTGAAATATACCGTTGAGCTTGCGCATCTCACCCGCTGTCAAATCAACGCCCCTGGTGATTTGGGACGCGTCAAAACCGAGTGCGACGTTAGCTAGGTTTATTGATCCGGCCATGCTTTTCAATTACCTTTCCTAGTCCCATGAATCCGGCAACCGCTTTAAACTGATCTACTGGTTTTGTTTTCTTTGGCTTAGGCTTTGCTTCCGGAACGTACCTTGGAGGCATATAGCCGTCGATATTTATCGGAGGCATTTCGCGTCCCTGGCTTGCCAGTGTATACGCTGTCAAAATATGCAAAATCGCCGTAATCTCCGCATTCTGTAACCGTTGCTCTCCAATTGGCTCGATTGCGTCGAACTCAAGCCACTTGTCTAGCGTGCCTCGTGGCAACGTTCGCAACCACGCGTTCACATCGACAATTCCCCACTGCAATGCAAGCCGATAAGCTAGTCGAAGCTTACGGTTGCCTCGGAGTTTTTTGCTAGGTCCTCAAGTTCGCCCGGCTCGTATCGGTTAAGTTTTTGGCACTCGTCGTAAAGGTAGCCAGCCAACGATCGCCGCATCGTTTTAAGCTTGTCCGAGTCCATGACAATTCGCTCGCCGTTGCTGTTGACCCACGAATGCGCGATCATTGTTCGGCGGATCTTTGTAATGTCGAACTTGCCTTTTTTGTCTTGCAGTTCAAGCTCGTACTTTACCGCCTGCTCTTCGTTCAGTTCTCGGAGTCGATATTGCTTTCCCTCGAACTCGACAAGCTTTTCAGCCATCGGCATCGATAGAATTTCGTCCGCTGATTCAACTATCATCTTCGTCGTCGTCGCTTTCTTCTTCTTCGGACTCTTGGGCTAGTTCCTCTTCGGGTGGAACGTAAAAATGGAATGGAGCGTTGACCACATGCCCGGCAATCGTCGCGCACTCGGCAACGATCGGCAACCATTGGTCATCTGACAACTTGTTTCCTTCCATCAACGGCATGATCGTTGAATCTGGCTTTTTGCAAAGCAGTCCGAGATTCACGCCGTCAACGGTAACAAACCACTGATCGAACTCAACTTCTCGACCATCGTATCCAATGCCAACGTGTGGCACTAATTCAGTTTTGCTCATTGTTTTCCTTATGCCGCTGTGAATGCCGGTCCAGTAGCACCGTCATACTGAATGGTAAACGAACCCTTCATGACTTCGCCGTTCTTGGGTGCTGGAAAATCAACGCTCTTGACGAACGCAGTCCCGGCCAAAGAACCCGCACCTGGATAAGTGATCGTGAACGTTGTGCCTGCATATGGTTCCGCAGAGGGAACCATCGTTGTGCTGATCGGTGGAGCTGCCCCGAGCCAATAAAACTCGACCGTGACTTCGGGCAAGTCTCGCAAATCGCCTGGCCGCATTTTCTTGAAGCCAGTTGTTGCCAAGACGGAAATATCGAGCGGAGTAACGCCGATCTTTGCCGCACTGATTGACGTAAGAAACGTTGTGACTCCGAGCCCTGAAATCGTTGCACCGTTTCCGGTTACTGGAATTGTTAAAGCTGCCATTTATGACTCCTGGTAGTGAACTGTAAGGTCAAACGAAGTGATATACCTATGCTCTTGGTTGCCGTCTGTCGGTGGTTCGTCGCCGTCGTACTCGCCGCTCGAAATCTCGCTCCCGCAGAAGTAGATTCCCGATGTCGTTCCCTGGTAGGCACAAATGCCGCTATCCCGAATCGCCTTGGAAACTCCGTCCGATGCGTCCTTTGTGAGCGCAACGCAATCGAATTGATAGGTTGCGTGCGCGAGTTTCGTAACGTCTCCGATAGTGTGTTCCATCGGCGTCGATATCTTGCGGAAAACGACGGCTGGCAATGTCGAATTTTGAAGCAAGGCAGAAGCGTACATGCGGCCACTAATCAGCGTTGAAACAGCGTTGTAGCTAAGTAGTTTTGCCTTTAATGCCTTTCCGATTGTGACTGCCATTATTCGCCGATGATTACTCCAATGGTTCGCAGTGCTGCCTCGGACGCGTTGGAAGTGATCTTAATGTATCGAACGGCCTCGAATGCTCGACGGTCAAGAGCAACCCATCTCGACGTAGCCACTGTTACCGAATACTCAGTTGACTCGTAATAGATTGGGTAATAGCTAGTGCCATCGATCGACCCTTGAAACTTAAAGGTAACGCTTGTTAGCGTTGCCGGTGTAAGCAATGCCAACGGAATTTGTGAGCCAGTGCCGCAACTAAACGGATCGGATGTTGTTCCTGTAAGTCCGACGGTTCCGGTTAGCGTTCGATTCTTAGCCAAGGTTTATCTCCTTTATTTCTTTTTCCAGTTGTGCGTTGCCTGCCGAGATTTGAGCCGACTTGGTTTCATCAAATGCTTTTTGCATAAAGCGTTGGCTTGGCTCGACTCGCTTGACCTCGCCACTATCTACGCCCCAGTAAAAAACCTTGCGGCCCTTGTTGGAGCTGTCGAAGTTCAGGCTGTTTCCTAGCGGATCGCTTGCGCCCATGATGAGATACCCGCCGCCGTCGCCTTTTCGGTAAATCATCCTGATGTGATTTTTGCCGGATTCAGGCCACTTAGCTTTCGTCTCAGCACTCATCTTGTCGCGAGTTGGCCCGTCATTGCCAGATGACACCCGCGAATTGGGTGCAATCGCTTTAGCTCGCACTACGATAGGTTTTGCCATCGCTTTTAGGACTCGCTCTGATGGTCCGAGTCGCATCAAAACGGGGATCTTAAAAAGCTTGGCTAGTTGCGATTCGTCGAAAGTGATTGTTAAATCCATGCTCATGTTTTCACCATCAATTCGATTTCGTAACGCAAGCCGTCAACCGGATTGGCATAGGTTATTCCGTAGGTCGTGCCGTTGTGAATGACTCTCATTTGCGTTGTGTAGCCATCGCGATAGTTCACTTTAAACAAGCCTTTCGTCCCTGCTTCAAGCTGTCGGCCTCGCATTGATTCAGTGCCTCCCGTTGGCGTAAAATCCGCTGGTTCGTTTGTTAGCCAATTCGCCCAAGTAACAATCGGTTGACCGTCTGCGTCTACTGTCGATGTAGGTGTCTGTACGGTTATTCGATGTCGCTTAATTTTTGATTTGCTCACGGATAGGTACTCCGTTGCATCTTGTGAACTAGCCGCTGGTAGGTACGGAAGTCAGGATCTTTCGATGGCTCTCGACCGAGAAAATACTTTTCAACCAAAATCAGCATCGCTTGAATCGCCATCGGTGGAAACGTCGCAAACCCGCAAAGGTAGGTTATCTCAAAAGCATCCCATCGGACTGTAGTAACTGGCCAAAGCTGATTGTATTGCAATCGTATCATCCGGTTGGCTGCGTCAAAATTGTAGATGCTTGTTTCCAAAGTCTGCAAAACATTGTTCGTGTCGTAATACTTTACCGAAGTGATCGACTGAATCGGCCCTTTGTAGAGTTGCATTCCGTCTTCCATTTCGTCTGTGTATACCTTCCAAGTTTGTGGCGATATGCACAAATCACAATCAGCCTCAAATTCATCCCTTGCTCGGTCGATCAACTCGTGCAAATGCTCATCGTGTGCCGTATCTGAATCGGCAATCTCTACTTGCTTTTTTGCTTGCGACAAAGTCACCGCATCCGCTGTTGGTGCAGTAACTAAGATCGGCCTGTAGTTGTCGTCCACTTACTTGGATCGCTTTTGGTTTTGCTTGTGTTCAGTTTGTTGTGTAACAGTTGCAATGTTCCGCTCAATCATTAACTGAGCTTGCCCCGCTTGAACGCCTACCAATTGGTATCCGACTGGTAGGCCATTCCACATTTTAAGCAACGTCAAATCCATTAAAGCACTCTGCAAACGTCGCCATCTGCCATTGTTGCCGATGTTGCGGGCGACAAGTGAGCTTTGGTGAGGATAGCAGTTGCTGCGATAAAACCGCCCGCCGTGCCGTCCCCAAACGTTGCCACAACTTGCAAAAATGGATTCTTGCCTCTCATGTCGATTTGGAACACTGCCACTTGGTTGTCATCGGTTGCCGATGGAAGGGCAAGTGTTGTGCCGTCTGGAGATGTTCCGCCTGAAAACGTTGCCCCGGTTAAATCCGCATAGCTTCCGCCGCTTGTCGACGACGTTTGCACTTTCAATGCTGTCAACGCAATATCGGTTGCGCCCAATTGAATTACAATAGTGCAGTAGTCGAAATCGCGTGCATCAATAACGGTTTGACGATTGCAGTCTTTCAAGATGCTGTTTCCAAAATCCCTCAGTTCCCTGGAATCGCTCCTCGCTGGTTTGTCAATTCTGCGGTGTATTGGAACACCATGGCGCGGCTCCAATTGGCGGCAGGTGGTAATACCGTCGAGAACATTGGCGGCGGTCCAGTGCTGCAATTCATGGGCTATCCGGTGACGTTCTCGCAAGCTTTACCTTCGACGATTGCAGCGTCAACCAAGTTCGCCTACTTCGGCGATTTGTCGATGGCAGGCACGAAGGGAAATCGACGCGGTGTTACGATCGCAGCTGATTCTTCACGTTACTTTGAGTTCGATCAAACGGCCATCCGCTCAACTTTGCGTTACGACATCAACATTCACGAACGCGGTACCGCATCGGTTGCGGGTCCAGTCGTTCAACTTGCAACTCCAGCATCCTAGTTATCATTGAAACACAACCAAAAAAGAAAGAATTATACAAATGAACTTGATGCAACAGGCTGAGTAGGTGCGGGCCATTTCCCCTACGGCGATTATTGACA